TGATGATGGAATATTTACATTCTATGGACAGACCCCGACTGCTGAGGACTTCGCAGAGATTGGGTTAATAATTAAAATAGAAGAATATGATTCTTTGACGGAAGGATCATTCTGTGGTATTATTGCAGATGAAAATGAATTAATTAATGTTACCAATCCCATTATTGCAATGTTAGATTTTGGGTGGACAACCAAGTGTTATGCTGATGCAACTCTGAAGAAGAGGTTGACACTATTGAGATCAAAAGCTTTATCTTTAGCTTATCAATATCCTGGTTGTCCAGTTCTCTCAAGTCTCGCCCAATATGGTTTACGGATGACCAAAGGTAAGAAAGAAAATTATGGGTCAATGTGTGAATATGAAAAATCTGAATTAAAAAGAGTTCAGAAACACCATAAGACCATACCTTATCGAGAAGTTGGGCAGCAGACTAGGTTACTTGTCGAACGGAAATTTGGATTAATGGTGGAGGATCAGTTAGAAATAGAAGCTTATTTGGATGCAAAGCAAGATCTTTCACCAATAACAATTCCGGTTATAGTATCCAATTGTCATGAGGACGCTAAGGATTATTACACAAAGTATGTGTATACCTACCATCGATCAGAACGAATGATGGAAGTGGAGTGTCCAATTTATGACAATTATAGCCATAAGAAATTTGAATTATTGAGTTTGAATTTTGATGAACAGAAAACAGCGACAAGCAAACCCTCCACGTGCTATCAGAAGGCGAGCACGTAGAGCTAGACGTATGCCTTTACCTCAACCTGTGGTGGTTTATGAACCGGCCGCTGGTAAGGTTAGGGCTCGACCACGACGTGGTCGAAAAAGACCGGGAAATTTATTAGGGACATTGGCAAATGGAGCAATGTCTTTATTGGGAAAAGGAATAGGATCATTGATAACTGGATTTGGTGATTATAAGATAGAAGGAAATAGTTTAATGACAGGTGGCATAGATCCACCAACTGTAGTTAATACGGTACAAAACGGGGGAGTAATAATTCGCCATCGAGAGTATCTACAAGATATTCTTGCGTCAACCCCTTTTAATATAATAACGTTTCCGATAAATCCAGGACAAATATCAACGTTCCCATGGCTATCAAGTATAGCAGCACATTTTGAACAATATAAATTCAGAGGATTACTCTTCGAATTTAAAAGTCTGTCATCAGACGCTGTTCTGTCTACTGCTACAAGTTCAGCTTTAGGAAGCATAGTCATGGCAACACAATATAATGCATTGAATCCACCATTCCCAAACAAGTTCGTGATGGAAAACTACGAATTTGCTAACTCGGCAAAACCTTCACTTTCGTTTATACACCCGGTAGAATGTAATCGATCTGATACATCTATAGTAGAATTATATACACGGGTAGGAGCTCCAGCAGCGGGCTCCGATTTGAGATTGTATGATTTAGGGAATTTTTCAATAGCCGCAGTCGGCATGCAAGCATCATCTGGTGTAGCAGGGGAACTTTGGTGTACGTATGAAATTGAATTCATAAAACCAAAGATATCTAATCCCACGAATGCTGACGAACAAGTTGACCACCTACATTTGGCTATAGGGGTCACCGGCATAAATCTATTAGCTGGTTCAGTGATGGATCCATCTAGTACATTGAATGGTACTGC